GTTGTATATAAAAAATTGCCTATTAAAATCTATTTCACTTCACACTTAAAGACTACTAATCATTTATTGTCATAAATGACTAAATTATCAAAGATGGTAAATCAAAATCTCTATGAAACCGAATTAGAAAAACTTGAAGAATTAAATAAAAAAGTTATGATAACTCTTTTACTTTTAAACGATGCAAAAGCTTGTCTAAATTTATTAAGATTATTAAAATCTAAACTTAAACAAAAAAACTATTCCGAAGATGAAATGAAAAGATTATTATCACAATATGAAGAAGAAGAAAAATTGACTGTTGAACAAATAGATAGATTTGAGAAAGTATATCAAAACTTCTTGAATGAAATGAAACAACAAACCGTAATTGTATCAAAACTTAAAACTTCATAAAACATATGAAATCTCCGTACAAAGTCCTATTTCTAAATACATGATCATATATATATTCTGGGCTTTCCTTTTTGAATCTACAATCACTATTAAATTCTTGAATTATACCAGAAAGAACTCGTCTTACCTGTATATTATACTCGTTTCTAAGATTCAAATAATTTATATCACCTGTAGTATATTCATTTACTATCTCACATAAATCTGTTATTAAATAATTTTCTAATATATCCATAATTTTAAAAGTATATTCTAATCTTTACTTCTTATTAACAATGTGCTTAAAAAGTAAATATTCATTTCATTATATTAATTATAATAAAATGTCAGGTCAATGGATTGAAAATGGGTATGGTGGTAGATATTATCGAAAATCTCGAGAAGAAGAAGAGGAAGATAAAAAAGTTACTTGTAAAAAAATACTTGAATGGTTATGTTCTAATTCTAGATTTGAACCTGACACCCTTAAACATTGTATTTTTTTAGATGCTGCAAGAGATGAATATTCTGTTATTGAAAAGGTACATCAATTAATAAAATATCGTGATACTATTCATACTGATTATGCAAAACATATTTATCATAATGATGAGATATCACAAATAGTTCAAGGCCGAACTAATATTAGATACAAAGAGGGTTATGGTGAACTACGACGAAATTTTACTTTCTCAGAATTCTTAGATTTATTTTATAAAGAGTATCCTGAAGCCATGGGAGTAGCATTAAATAATAAAATAGATACTTATGCGGAAAAGTTAAAAACAGTTGAACAGTTCCAAGCTCAAATATTAGATAAACTTACAGTCTTTGCTGAAATGCTTGATGAGATACAGAAGGGTCCAATCAAAGTAATTAATTACAAACAGTCTGATATAATATTACCAGTTAATCCACCTGATTATGAAGCTGTTTCATTAGACGTTACATAGGATTCATAACACCTTGATCTAACCAATACAATGTAATTTTTTCTAGTTTTACTTGTCTAACAAATGAAAGTTTATTATTTGGAATTATAAATGTTTCACCATTTGAATATTTATGAATCGTAGTATCATTCTCTAGATCATTATGATGTATTACTCTCCAATCTAAGATTTTTGAAAATCTAGAAAATCTCTGATTTAGTTGTTCTATTAATTTATCTTTTTTTGTACAGTCTATTGTGTACTCTTGTATGATATCAATTAAACATATTGGTAAATAATTATCTAAGCTTTCCATCCTTATTTAAATATTAGTTAGTAATTTATATTTAAATACTATGGGTAACTCTATTTCAGAAACTGAAAAACAAGAAATTATGACAACTGCAGCAGTTAGGATTAACTATCCTTTATACAAAACAGAATATTCAAATCCTACTCTTGATGATAGAATGTTGGCATCTCATGGCTGGTTTCTAAAAGATCAAGATGTTGAAAAATATCGATATATAATGAGTGATGAGATTTGGGATAAAAATAAAAAAGATAACAATTAATTATATGTCTCAATTAGAAAATACTGAAAGTGTATTATGTGATGTCTGTGGAACTATTGTTACAAATTATACTTTTTGTAAAACTAAAACTTTAGAAACTCGTGCAAAGATACACTTTATGCAAAGATGTCATAGGATTGTTTGTGCTTCATGTGAATATTGTTGCATATGTGATCAAAATATTAATTGTGCTAAAAAAGCAATTAGATCCTTCTATCTAAATATAGATTTTTCAGATAACAAAACTAAATTACGAAAAGAAATGGAGATGTTAGAAAGAGAATATGGTATTGTGTATAATGGTCGTAAATAATTATCTAAATATAGTTTGTATTTGTCCGAACTTGATTGTTTACAAACAACTGATTTATCCCAGCTAAGAGGTGGGTCCGATTCCCGCCGGAAAGTTTCCGATGGTTCTGCAAAAACAACAATCTAATATCTTGACAAATACACAATGCTTAGTATCCAATCGGCAAAGGAATAGGTGATAACGCTCGAGTAAGTTATTGCCTGGTTAACTGTTTTCGCGAGCAGGTATCCATAGGGAGGTCGGCACTCTTCTAAGCAAGATAATAATGAATAATTGGAAATTCAACTAGTTTGCTAAACTAGTGACTAAAAGTCATGTAGGTTCAATTCCTACTATTATCGTAATTAATTAGTTTAAAAACTGATCTAATTAATCATATATTACATTATAGAAATGGGCGTAGATTATTATTATTGCGGAGATTGCCGTGAATCAATGCATTCGGATTGTTTTCCTCAATGTCATTTTTGTTCCGAAACATTTGAAAGTTCATCAGGTCATGGTATAATATGTGATGAATGTATTGATGGAGCTGTTAAAGATAAAGATGTTTTTAAAAGTAAAAGATGCAAAGATTCTTATTTCTGTTCTAAGGATTGTAGAAAAGAATGGATAAAAGAATTTAAAGAAAATGAAAAAGATATTAGAAAATGTAATGTATGTAATAAAGAAGGAGATATGAATACTTTATTTGAAGCTCAAGAACTTGTTAGACCGCGAATGGTTTATTGTAGTAATGAATGTCAATATAAAGATATTAGGAAATGTATATTTTGTAATAAAGAACAAAAGAGGATTAATATGCATTGTTCTAATTTTGAATTATATTGTAACTGGAAATGTTGTGAAGATTATGATCGATTATCTAAGACAATATCATGATCATCATGAAGTCTCATAAGTAATAGTTTACATTCCTCATCATTCTGATTCTTTTTACCATATCTAAACTTTTTTAGATCTTGATGAATCTGTTGAATAAAAAAATCACAGTTCACGCAATATTTACATTCATCACATACTGGATATGGACATCGCTTTTTATAAGGCTCTCCTTCGGATGTTACACGATTAGCTCTATTAACACATAATAGAACTTCTCTCATTCTTGATGAACAATGAGCACAGCTAAGATAATCAGTTTCTTCTAATTTAGACATTTTATAACTAACCAAAATAATAAAATTTTTCATTCTTTAACGTACTTTTAATTAAATGTTGTGATCCATTTTTTGAAGTGCATAAGTAATTTATAAATTCTTGATCATTCATATATCCACGAATCCCCCAATAATCTAGACATATGTCTTTTGGTACATTATATTTAACTTGTCTAATTTTATATTCAAATTCACTCATTACTTTATTAAATAAATCTATATCTTTGGCATAATCTAATATTATGTACATTATGTCTTTTGGTAGTCTTTTTTGAAGATAGTTCATTAATATAAATCTTTAGGATCTAATTCTTTATAATCTATTAATCTATGATTTTTATGTAGCATAACATACTTGAATATTTTGTATAATTTTGGTCGAAAGATAATATCTATCGATACATGAAAAAGAGGTAGTACTGGATCTAATTCAAACTGAAATAAAATGTAATGTTTAGCATATACGATTTTTTCGCGTAATTCTTTTATTAAAATGTCCATTTTGATCTAATAATGATATTGTAAATTTATGTGTCAATTCTTGTATCTCTGAAAGAAAATTTTGATATGAACCATTTATTATTCTACGACGAGGACGAATTATATGGTGACGATTCCTAATAGTTGGTGGTCTTTTACCATGTGGCTTTTTTAGTTTTTTAATTTGTTCATACCATATATTATTTCTAGTAATAATATCTTTCTTTCTTTGTATTAACATAAATTTTATAACAGTCTCTAAATTAGGACGATACATCCATTCCATACTAGCAATTATTAAACTATTAAATTGTGTAATAACTATTTTATAATTAGTAGGATCTTTCAAGTAGTCATTTATTAAATATTGAATATCTTTGGGTAATCTTATAAATACTTCCATTATTATTTTAATATAAATTTATTTTTAACTATCAAGCAACACCTTTCGATGTCACTTCATATACTGTGCAAGTAGATGAAATATATACTGACCCCATATGTCTGGGAGATGGAATTATTAAGTTTGTGCTAACCTAGGGTATTTCATTTTATTAGTGAATTGTGTTTCCCCGGGATTAGATTTATTCTAGTCTTTAAGTAAATGTCAAAACCTATTTGGGCCGTAGAATTATCTTGGAGTTCTGAGTGTTATCACACTAATTGGACTCATTACTATTATGATAAAATAAAAGCTGATGAAGAATATCGAAAAACTCTAATGAATGAATTAGAGGCTCATATTGATGATGAAAAAAAACTAAAGAAATATAAAAAAAAGTCAAATGAAGATATATTAGATACTATTTATAATCTTATAACTGAGAATCGTGAAGGTGATTATTTATTTGATATTAATTTGTATAATGTATTAGATAGGACTGAATAGCGTTTAAAGGAATAAAATTAGTATCATATATAATTATATAATACTAATATGTCTAATCATAGTGATAAAATCTATAATGGATTATGTGTGGAATGTCTTTCAAATTACAGTAGAATTTTAAATGAAAAACAATCTGAAATTAATAAGTTAGTTGAGGAGATGAAAAACTTAACGTTCCCACACCTTGAGGTAACAATGATTGCGAGAGATCAGATCCCAAAACTACAAGTTGAAAATACTCGTGATGATCTATTAAATAATATTTTTATTAATAAAAATTTAAAGGAAGATCTTAAGGAAGAAATTTCAAATGTTATTCCTAAGAAGAAAATTGGTAGACCCAAGAAGATGAAGGTTGAGGAAGTAAAAGATCAACCTAAATTTGATTTAAATATTTTAGAAGAAGCTAAAAAAATTGTTAAACAACAGACTGATCTTGAGATACAATTGGTAAAAGATGAGGATAAAAAAAATCGTGATAATACTTATCCAAAAAGAACAAGAGGAAGAGGTAAATCAGTTAAAACATTAGAAAAAGAAAGATTATTGTATGATCAATTAAATTTAGAACAAACAACAAATATAGTTAGGAAATAAATTAATTACGAACTTTTATTTTAATTCTTTGAAACGCCCAAGAATTATCAGTATTCTTTATCTTAGGATATTTCTCAATTAACATTTTATAGAATTGATTTCTACCATATTTTTCTTCAATATCACCATCTTCAGCCCAAGATAGATAACTAATATGAAGGACCGTAGCACTTGTTATAAAATCTGGTTTATTACGAGCATTCATAACTTTCCATTGTTCAACTGTCTTAGTTTCACATCTTTCAAGTAACCATTGTTGAATAAGATCATTATCAGCAATTTTATCTTTGATATATCCTTTTACAATAGCAGGTCTTTGAAGTCCTTCATCTTTAACTTGATAATATTTCATGCATCCTTGAACTAACCAAGAAAATAGAATATCAAGAGTTCTACCTGGTTCCTGATATTTTCTAATAAGAACATCATCAGCTGGATAATATTTATATTTTGTCTCATCATACATATCTTGATCTTTCTCATCCTTCATTTTTTCAGGATTTAAGAATCTTGCTTTAAATGGATTAAATACTAAACGATCAATAACGGCTTTATCTTTGATATCATATTTAGGAATTTTATTACTAGCTATCACTGTTTTACAAAATGGTTGAAGTGTTAATGTTTTCTTACCATAACATTCTCGAACTCCTTCTATTGGATCGCTACTAGCTAATTTTTTGACAATCTCACTATCAAGTGTATCATTATCTTCTAGTTCTTGAATTAGAATTAATCTTTTACCATCAATAGGCATCATATGACTCGTATGATTTCCTCCACCTTTTCGTCTATGTTGAGTAGGATCAAATACAATAGCACTTTTATCAATATTAGCACAAAATTTATTTAAAATTAATGATAGAGCATTGATAAGTTTACTTTTACCATTTAATCCATCACCATGCCAAATATCCATTTCTCTAATACAAATACCAGAAAGATATGAACCGCCTTTTATCTGAAAATAATCAATATATTCTTTATTTTCAACAAAGATTTGATTTATAAATTTAGAATTATCATTTGTATCTTGATTAGTCCAATTCTGAGGGGCCACATATTCAACTGGGCATTCAAAACTAAAGTAATCAGTTTTAAGTCTATCTCTGACAGTTGCATCACGAAGATCAATAACCTTACCATTCTTTAATGGTAAATAGTTATGACTACGATTAATAATAGATTCTTTAAAATTAATATTTAAGAATATGCTACTTGCACGACTAAAGATATCTCTGACATTTCTCGTTGATTGAACTTTATTAATAATACTTTCAATTTGTCGATATCTAATCTTTTCTCTCTTAAATTGATCATCATTATTCTTATTAACCTCTAAATAGATTAGACTTTGATCTTTGATCATTGATAGAGTACTGAGAATCATAGAATCTGGATTACATATTTCAAATTGTAATTCCTTTGTAGTTCTTTCTTCCCAAAGTTTAGTTTTCTTATTCCAAAAATATCCATTACCAAAATCATCAATGGTTATTAGATCATTTTCTAATGATTTATGAAATATACTCGCTAATGTATTATCATTAATATCATTGTTTTTAATAATATCATTTAACATTCGACGAACCAAAGTAAACTTAATCTCTTTTTGCTTTTCTTCTTCTGAATAGTCAAGAATAACTCTATTTGACATATCAAAATATTCATCCATCGGTTTCTCTTTTAACTCTATTTTAAGACCCTTATATTCTGATTTAATATGATCTTGACATCCTTCCAGATCATATCTTTCAGTTCTTTTTCTTAACATTAATCCATCAAAGATTAATACGGTATCTTTTGGATTCTTAAAGAAATTGACTATCTGCATTAGAATCTCATTTTCTAATGAACAAAGAATCATATTCATATATGCAGCTTTATGATTATAATCTTTGCCTTTTTCCTTTCGTCTCTTAACTAATTCATCATACTTTTGATGATCTCTCATATTGTAAAAGCAATCATGGATAGTTATCATCTCTTTTCGATATTTCTTAAGAAATACAATAGTTGGTTTACAATTTAATCCAAATCTAGGATCATTAATAAGTTCATCAAGATTAGTCTTACCGCCTCCATTTGTAGCACAAAGAAAAGCTTCTTTAAATTGGTCTCTATCAGGACCATAGACATATTTATCTCGATTCTTAATATATTCAGTTAATTGAGTATGAGTAAAATTATTCTTCTTACAGAGATATTGTAACAAAACGGGATGACAATTGACGATATCAAGATCAACATAATATTCTCTAGCGATCGTATGCCGAATCTTCTTACAGAGTGACTGTAAAGATAGACCCTTATTAGCGAAGAATCTACCATAACCTCTTTTTTGAGAATAAGTTACATTGACTTTACCATTAATAGAACTACGAAGATATTTCTCTGCCATTTCGAATGGATCTTTACCATCTTTAAATGATGAATCTTTCAAAAAGGTTCTAAAATACTGTTTATTTTCAATAATATGATAAAGATAGTTCATATTGAATAGTTCATTTTTTTCAATCTTAATTGGATATTTCTTTGGATCAAAGATTCCATCAGAGATTTCTTCTTCAGATAAGTTATCTTCTTCAGATTCTGAATTAGAAGAGTCACTAGAATTATCTGTAGAATCATCTGTATCATAATTAGATGAATTTATAGAGTCCTCTTCATCTTCAGTATCAGATTCACTTTCTGATATTGAGACAGTTTTTGATTTCTTACTCGAAGTTGGGTAGATTTGGACTTTTTTCTTTTCTGGAGGTTTATTAATAATCTTAGTTAAAGACTTCTTATTATTAGAGGATATCTCTTTTGGTTCATTCTTTTTTGAACCCTTTTTAAAAGTATTTGGTAAGGTTAAATTGAATCCATTCATGTTCATTATGAGCTAGTTATAATAAAACTATTTCATAAATATTCTTTAAGTATTAACGCGATTAAAAGATTAGTAATTTTTAGAAACACCATTTAAATGATAGTAATTTTAGTAACTCCTAAAAACACCGGTACTATTAATGATCTTACTATGATACTTTTTTTAAAATCCGGTATTTACGGTGTTTTTTCCCGCAGCATTCTTCTTCTACTACTATTTTCTTATTCTTATTATTTTACTTTTTCATTATGATTTTTTAGGGGGAAAACACCGGAATACCTGGAAATTCTTAAAAAAGTATCTTAGTAAGATAATTCGTTATATAGGTATTTCATACGGAGTTCTGGAAATTACTAATGTTTTACCGGTGTTTCTACTTACAAAAATGTTGAATTATTACGTCAATTAAAATAACTACTGTCATAACGATATATCTCATAATTTTTTTTATCTTCATCTTTTTCTTTCCAGCACCTGCACTTATTAATTCTGTATCCATCTAATATAGTCATAGATAATATGTTCATATGAGATTGGACTTCCGGTACACCGATCTAGCAGTTCCCAATGAGTGCCGCATCTTAGATGATATCTTCTTAAGATCTCGTTCATTCAGATTCTTATTATTGACTCCATATGAATGCCAATGATTGACATAAGCTTTTCTAATCAGATTCTGATGTAGATTCCGATCTGGGAATAGATCATGTAGATAGTTGTCATATGATACCAATGATAGTGGAGTATCTGGATTTAATCCCGATAAAAGATAGGTTCTAGGAAACTGTTCAAGAGATTCAGAAACTATCATATTCATAATCGCTCCATTTGTGACTCCATTAATTTCATCATTAAATTTGATTGTCTGTTTTTCTAGACCATTTTCGGCTCTTGTATGTTCGATCTTATCATGATTAATAACATAAGACCATGTATCTGGAAGATATTCCCATAAATAGTTATTCATATCTTCTGGGACTTCTCGATTTTGTCTATTTTTATTATCATATCTAATTATTTTCATTTTAAGAATATCCAATCTCAGTGGAGGTATATATGTATTTAATGCTAGAATGAGATGCAAGTAGTTTAGTGCTCTATTTGTGGGGTTCTTGGACCATGCGGAGAGTAAAATATCTCTCTTATACTCAAGTTCTTTAAAAGACACAAAATTATTGATCTCTTTTTCATTTCCTAAATTTAGTTCATTATCAAGATTAATATTCTTCTGAATAGAAATACCCAATAGAAACATTGGTCTAACAGTTTCTTTAAAAAGATCTTTATCTATTGCCAGTAATATATTAGCTAAACTCTCAATATGACTTCTGAGAGAACTTCGGTCATAACGATCTATTATGAATTTATAAATCTCTCTCCACTTTCGTCCGATCCAACGAATATTAGACTTGTTCTTATTAGTTATTCCATCAGACAGGAGTTCATTATACCAAACAGAATATTTTTGGGATTCGTTCTTACCTAGTTCACTTTGTAACTTAACATTTGATTTAATCTTGTTGAACTCAGATGGATCATCTAATTTTCTAATAAATTTTGGTTCCATTATAATCCTAATTGTAAATATGAATAATACTACCTAAACACATATTACTAATTCTAAATATAATCAAAATATATAAAAATGGAAGATAATAAGGAAATTATAAATGATGTTCCAAAAAGGAAAGTGGGTAGACCAAGAAAAAATGAAATAAAAGAAAAGAAAAAGATTGGTAGACCACCAAAGACAGAAGAAGAAAAGAGTGAACGATATAAAGCTTATCAAAAGAAGTATCAAGCTTCACGATACAAAGAAGATGAAGAGTATCGAAATAATCGTAAACAGATATGTGCTAATTATAGAGCTAGCATAAAACTCAAAGTAAATTAAATTAAATTATTCATTAGATAGTCTATTTAATGAATAGTAATAAAGGAATATTTTCATATTGACATTATGAAGCCTTAGCTACTTCTTTAGCTGCTTTCTCTTGAGCTTTCTCTTCAAGTTTCTTAGCTTTACGTTCTTCTTTATGTTTTTTATAAATTTCTTTCTCTTCAGCATCTTGAGGTTTTAAAGATACCTGACTCATAATGCTTTTAAGTTCTTTGAAAAGGTCATTCATACCATCAATTGAATCTTCTACATGATCATTGTATTCAAGACAAGTTTTATAATCACCATCTTGATCACATAACATAGCTAATGTACGTAGTGTACATTCTGTATCATTGAGAAAAGTTTGTATATCTCTAAAACAGGTTGTAATTGCCGACTCTAGGTCTATTTCTTCTCCACAATAAGAGACTGACATTTGAGATAACTGAGACGCTTGGGACATAAATTTATGCTTTAATATATTTAAGATAACTAAAATAAAAATAGTCTATTATATAACAATGACAGACGAAGGAAAGATTTTTAATCCTAGAACTAGCCGATATGTTACAAAAGGGTCAACAGCATACAGACGTATGATTTGTGAAAATAAGAAGGATCAGGTTAAAAAAGAAGCAGAGATGAAGAAATTGAATTTAAATACTGAAATTACTAAAACTGAAGTAGTATCTCAAAAAGAGAAATCTAAATCCAAATCTAAATCTAGAACAAAGGAAAAGAAACCAAGAAAACAAGATGAAAGAGCAGTAAATGAATTAACATCTATATCAATGAAATTAATAAAGAACAATGATGATAAATTTAGAAAAATACGTGGAGATCAACATGAGACCGATAAACTTCTTAAAAAATTACTTTATGAGAAGTTAACTAAAAAAGAATCTAAGAAGAATCCCGTGAAGAAGAGTCGTCCGAGAAGCTTTCTCGACGATCTCGCTTCTTTATCAGATCATTCTGATTCTTCGTCCTCTTATTAAGATCATCAAACCATTCTTTTTTTCTTTTATTATCTTCTCTTTCTTTCATTATTTTAGTAATTTCTTTAGGATCAAATTTAATTTCGTCATAAATATTTTTGGCAAATTTAAAAGGAGCACCTGGAATAGTATTTATTGTGATGTTATCAGTAGGTATTTTAATATATGTCTCAAATAAGTAATCAGAGCAGTACTTATTAAGTCCAACACGTCTACCAATAGTATGTTGTTCATCCAGATCAATAGGTTTATAAATTATGAAGACATTACAATAATCTTTTATCATTTTTGGAATTCTAAACCAAGATTGATGAATTATGATAATACTCATATTGCAATGTGTAGAACCAAATCGTAAAAGTTCAGACAATCTCTTTTTACTCTCTTTATCAATAGTTGTAAAATCATAATCATCAATAATTAATAATTTTGGTTTAGATTCATCAAATTGTTCATAAGAAGGTATTGTATCAGAAATACTAGTTGGTTCTAATGCATCATATTCTAAGGATGTATTACAACCGTGTATAATATGTATTTCTTGGAATTTTGGATGCTTAGCCTGTCTAGCTAAAATAATATTCATACCCATTAAAGATTTACCAGAATTAACTTGTCCAAGAATACAACATCTAAAAGGATGAGGGAATCGAATAACACTTTGACCAGATTCATATTTTTCATGAAAATGTTTATCAGGATTATCTAATACAAATATTTCTTGAGGAAGTTCAATATTAATTTTTTTAGATTTTCTCTTTCTTTTCTTTCTCTCATCAGAATCAGAGTCAGATGAATAATCTTTGTATTTAGGGTGTCCAAGCATATTTTATAACAGTGATACTTAAACTTAGTTTATAATAATATCTGTATATATATTATTATTTAAAATGTCGCAATATGCAATTCAAGGAGCGTATAGCTGGGGTCAACCAAATCCTAAGAATAAGAATGCAATAAAAATTAATCTACAGACACCTGACCATTATAATCTTAGTACTTTACAACCAAGTTGCGATAAATTATTGGGAAGAGTAGCAATAAGTAGAGGTGGTAAACAATCATTGCGTGTTGGAGATGTATCAAATGATCTTTATGGTGGAGCTGCAACAGTCAAACGATTAGATAAGACATTTCCATACAATGTTAATGAATTAAAATCTAGTTCGAAATTGAGCACATTAAGAGTAGCAATTGCAAAACCAGAAACTGAAGCATCAAGAGCTTCCGCATTAGCCAAATTTGGTGATAATGTTGATAAATTAGCAAAAGATCCATCTGTACCTGTAACAGTTGAAGAAGTTCTTAAGAAACTTGATGATATTAAAACAACTATTAGAGATGCAGCACTTCCGAGATATATGGAATTAAAAAGATCATTATTAGGTCTACAAGTTATTGCGGTAAGAAGAGTATATACTCAAGAAGAACGTAAAATATTGGATGATATTAATGCTCTATTAGATTCATATTTAATGGCAAATATTAATGCTCCCGGAAATGTTCCTTTTGATAGGGGTGCACCTCCTCCTCCTGTAAGGGCTGGAGGTCCGCCTCCTCCAATGGGTCCACCTATGGGAGGCCCACCTATGGGAGGTCCTCCTATGGGCCCACCAATACCAGTGGTACCACAAGTTGGTCCACAAAGATTAGCTCCACCACTTCCTCCCCAACCAGGGCAGGGTGGTGTTTTTTTTTTACAAGAACTTTATGAAAGTTTAGAGGCACAACAACAAAGTGAACTAGCAGGTGCTGTTAGATCAACTGAAGAAAATACTCATGATGCATTAGAAACAATGTACAATCAATATGGTGATGTTAATAAATCATTACGATTTTTTGCGAAAAATCCTTTTGCACAACAGACTGAACAAATATTAAGAGATCGAATAATAGAGATCACAAATAATACAGTAACTCCAGAACAATTAACAGGAATCATAAATGAGGTTAGTGATAGTATTGTTAATCAGTTTACACAACGACATTCTCATGAACAAAAAGAAGAAAAAGGCGATGAAGAGAAAGCTTTAGAAGAACATGTAAATGAACAGGTTGATCAAGGTGCTGAATTACAAGATCAAGATGTAGATCCAAGTATTCATGTACCATCTGAGATTGTTCCAGAAGAAAAAGTTCCAATAATAGAAATAAATAATAAAAATCTAGAACCGCCAGTTATAAATGATCCACAAGTTACAATAACGGCAAGAAGAGGAGTAGGACATAGACCAAGTGTTGCTCAAGTTCATCAGCAATTTCCACAACCTAGGCATACACCACCTCCTCTACCAATACCTTCTATGTTAACCGGAAAAGTAACAGTTACAAAAGAGATTCTAGAATCAATGGATAAATTAACAAAACAAAATCTAGAACTTAAAGAAGGTATGGAACGATTACAAAGAAAAGAACAAGAACTTTATGATGCAGAAATGAAAAGAAAACATGAATTTGGTGAAAAGTTATCATCTATCATAAAAGGATTTGAACCAGTAACTGAAGGATTTAATCAATTATTAAGAGGAACACAATCTGAATATAAAAAACAACCAAAAAGTGATGTATTGGCTGGATATGTACTACCACCTGAACATGAAAATAAACAAGCACAACAACAAGATGTACTTTTATATTCTGAATTTGTAGATAGAGTAAGAGCAGCTAATCCGAATATAGTATTATCATCATCCTCTGATTTACCTGTTAGTCAGCATCATTTTGAACAAAAAGATTTACCTTCAAGTTTTGGAGAAAGTCAAGTAATTGCAAATATGGGTTCTAAACTTTTATTAACAAATAGTCAAAAAACAAGTTTAGCAAGATTATATACATCATATGGTCAATTATATGCAGATTTAGAATCTCAAGGAGCTTTACCATTTGAAGCACTAACTGAACTTGATTTATTAGGTAAAACATCAATATATTTACCACCTACATTTTCTCAATTGAAAAGAGTATTAATTGATACAATAGCAGATTTACATGATAGAGGGAAAAGATTAAAACCATCTACAGAATTTTCTGATCCAGATTTACCAGGAATATTAAGATTTCGTAGTTCATCCCTACCAAGTTCTAGTTCTTCATCTTCTAGTTCTTCATCTTCTAGTTCATCATCCTCTAGTTCATCTAGTTCATCATCTTCAAGTTCTACATCTACAAGTTCTACATCTAGTTCTAGTTCTAGTTCTTCATCTTTTTCACCTTTACAAGCAGCACCAGGACCATTACCAAATTCAGAACAAGCACCATCTACAATAATACCAGAAACTCCAGTAAATCTAACTGGAAGAACATTTACGAATTTTCTACATCCACAACCTGCACAGACACTTTTATCACAACCTCCAACACCTCCAGCAAATACTTTTTTAAATCAGGGTGTAACAATGCATACAAGACCACTAAATCCAACACAAGTAGATGAAAGACAAGCTAGATTAGGGACAGAAGTAACATTACATGCTAATCCAGTTGAAGAAAAATCACATGTAGTAGTTGGTGAAGAAACTCCAGTATCTTCAGATGAACAAAAAGCAGATATTGAACAATTAAAAAGAATTAGAGATGAAGGTCTTGAATTTAAAACTAGAGGATTTCCATTAACAGTAGTTATTGATTTACTCGATAAATCAAGAATGAAATTAGATCAAGTCATTCCAGAAGATAGAGCTAAATTTATTGTTTACAATATTATTACTGATAATTATGGTAATGAAAGATATGTAGAATATCGATATGCTAATAGTGAACAAGAATTAGCTCATATGCATTCTAATGATTCAGGTGTAAATGTATTTAAAGTTGAAGATGAGATTAAACAAAAATTTAAACAAAATAATAAAGTTGGAAATTCATTTAAATTAGGTCATAGTTTAGTCATTCCAGTATCAGAAATTCCAAGAGAATATCAAGTAAATGTTAGATATGAAGATACTATTGAAACTGAAAAACTAGATCAATTATTAAAAGAAAGAAAAGTAAAAATGAAAGGTAGATTAGCACCTTTGGCAGTTGAAGAAAAATATTATTTAAGAACTCATTTAATACCAGGTGAAATATTAGAAGAAGCTAATGAAATATTAAGTGATAAAGATACAAGTGATTTAGCTGCATATGTTGAAGGTTATAGTGCAGAACCACTATCAGATGAAAGATTAAATAATATATTAGTAAAAATAAGAGTTGCACAATTAAGTAAATTAAAATTAGGCAAACAATAAATAATTAAATTTGAAGATCATTGATCACATTATTAATAGACTTTGTAAGTGTACTAATATGTTCTTTTTCTTCTCTTCGTTTTTTATCTTTTTTTAAAGATTTTTGTAATTCAATAACAAGTTTCTCACCAGGAAGGTATTCAATAACTTTTTCCTTTTTCTTTTCATTCTTACGTAATTCTCTAGCAAAATTAGCACCAAAGATTTTAGTATTTTTAGGAATTGTATTATGTTCAATTTCTTTTTCAGGAGTAGGTTCTTGAGGAACATATTTAGGTGGAGAAACAACTGCTCGTACACTCTCAAAAGTTTGAGGAGTTGGTTTATGTTCAGTCTTAGTATGACTAATAGTTATAACTGGTTGTAATGAAGGCATTATAATAATAATTAGAAATTAAAATTACGGTAGTAAAGGCAAGTTAGAATCAGAAAGTAATAATTGCATATGAATATGTAAAGTTATTGACCAATATTCACCTAATGTATTTACATTTCTTAATTTATCATCTAAAAGTGTAAATGTGACCGATTGCATTGTCTTACCAATAAGATTTCTAGCTCCTACTGAAATTACATTTTGAGGACTATAATTAATTTGTGAACCTGGAGCTGCAGTGATAGGTATTTGAGCGATAATATTACCAGGAGTACCATTTAAAGGTAAACCTTGATTAACTAAATTTGATTTGACATAAAAAGAATTAATTCTATTAAAAGTAGCAATTGTATCACTTGTATAATTTTCACCTTGAATCGCAGAAGGAACTGGAGGTAAAAGTTGAGAATTAAAACCGAGAATTGTTCTAATTGTATTAGGTTGAGTAAAATCTATCTGAGTACCAACATAATTAAATGTTACAACTGTTTTTTGAGTAGATTCATCACCAGAAAATACAATTTGATTTTTCTGTAAACCATTATTTACAAAGAATCTACTAAGATAATTATTTAATTGAGGTAAACTGTAAAGACCATCTGCAATAGTTACCACATAAGGCGTTCCACCTTGAGAAAAGTAAAACATGTTATTACCAAAAGCAGCCGCAATATTTGGGCTAACATTCCAAATTGATGCAGCAATAACATCAACATTACAATCTACAACTCCATGAGGTATAACAACAGGATAGTTCATAGCTACAGTAAATTCAGAACCATCAGCTGAAATATTAATTGCGCCCAAAGCTGGGTCTGAAGAGAATACATATGATTGGACTTTTTCAACGGTTACTGATCCCATTTTTCGTTTCTTACAATAAATAGTATAGATAAATTAAAACCAACCGAAAAAATTATATATACTAGATATATTATATTAGAAAATGTCAAACAATCTTAAATTTATGGAAATGAATTATAGAGAAGTTGCCTGCCAAAAAGCAGTCAATGGAACTTCATTCACACAGGGTCTTCAAGATTTTAATTGGTCTGTCGGATATCCCGTATCTTGGATACCTTCTCCAACATATATGAGATTAACAATTCAAGCAAATAGTGATGCTCCAGGTGGAGGAGGTAGTGTTGTTCAACCAGTATTAGCTGATAGATTTGCTTTTGCTGAAAATGCTGCAAATAATATTTATAATAACGTTTATCTACGTGCTGGTCAACAAGATATTAGTTCGATAATTAATTATTCTCCACAAGCGAGTATGTTAAAACATCGAATCACTAAACCAGGAGCACTTTTGACATATGTTGGTAAATCCGTATATATGTTGAATGCTGATTTTAGTGATAGACAAAATTTGATTATTGCTAATGCTCTTTTGACTGATCCTCAAACAAGAGGTTACAATAGAAACGTTATTGATATAATCTTTCAACCTGGAGCTCTTGGTATTTGGGATTACAATAATGTTATGCCTTCTGGTGATTATAGATTGAGTTTGAATCCTACTACTCAAATCTTAAATGCTATCCAAGCAAATCCAACTTATTTGAGTGGTCAACCTCCTGCTCCTCCTGCTCCAGCTCAAGCAGCATATGTAAATGTCATTGATGTAAAAATGTATTTGTGCACAGTTAGAGTTACAGAACAAATTTCTGAACAAGTAACTTTTAATTCAAATCTTCCTGAATACTTTATTGCTCAGAAACCATTTGGAACTGCTGCATCTGGTACTTATGATTTTACAGTTCCTTCTTCAACATATATGTTAGCCTTTTTCTTACAATCTGGAAATGCTGGTGTTCCAACAGGAAATGTCCCGAATAGAATTGCTTTATCAACCTTTACAACTACTGGTCAAGATGAATTGAAAGTAGTAAGTTATCAAATGACATATGCAAATCAAACTAAACCATCTACAAGATGGTCAACTGCATATTCAGTAACTCCAAGTGTTGCCGCTGGTGTTAATGCAAATGTATTGAATGAATTCCAAACTAGATATTTTAATAACATTGTTGAAAATGATCTTTACATGAACCCAGGCGGTGCTGAAAGTATGACCGATTACTTGACAAGGGGGCCATTTTACTTACATTCTTTTATTAGAGATAAAGATGACAAATCCACACAAGTTCAATTAGCTCTTGAATTGAATGCGGCTGCAAGTGATGTTAATACACAAGTATTTTTAGTAGCAATTTATAATAGAGAAACTGAAATCAAGACAGAAGCAGGTAGAATCCAATCTGTTCGTAGTTTAAATACTTAGAGTATTAAATATTAAATTCTCATAGAGCATGACTTAAAGGAATAATTTTATGTCATACTAAAAGATGCCAAAAGACTATATGAAAGGAGTTATTTATAAATTAGTTTCACAGGATTTAGAAATATCTGAAATTTATGTTGGATCAACAACAAATTTTAATCAAAGAAGACAATATCATAAAAATGCATGTAATAATGCAAATAGTGAGAAAAATAATCTTCGAGTTTATCAATACATTCGTGAAAACGGTGGTTGGACTTTATGGGATATGATTTTAGTTGAAGAATATCCATGTGAAAATAGACTTCAACTTCTTGCAAGAGAAAGATATTATATCGAACAATTAAAATCTAAATTAAATTGTAATATACCAACTCGAACAAGAAAAGAGCATTATCAAGAAAATCATGATAAAATTTTAGAACAAAAAAAAGAGTATCGACAAAACAATCTTGAAAAAGTTCAAAGACGAGATAAGAAACATTATGCAGAAAATAAAGATAAAATTCGAGTTAGACAGAAAGTTTATGCAGAAGATCATAAAGTTGAAAAGAGTATTACTGATAAAAAGTATAGAGAAGAGAATAAAGAGAAAATAGATGCAAATAGAAATCTAATAATACATTGTGATGATTGTGATATTGATTATCGAAAAGATGGAAAAGCTATGCATTTACGATCTAATCAACATAAAAAAAATATTGGTGAAGATTTAAATTTATTAACTTGTGATGATTGTGGTAGACAATATACAAAACAAAACAAAAAACGTCACGATAGTACTGAATACCATCAAAAAAGACTCAAAAATAAAGTTGAAGTTTAATATCTTAAGTTTAAAATATATATTTTAATTTCTTTATTTATTAGAAAATATAGAAATGCCTCGTTTAGTTAGTAGAAGATCAAGGATGGGCGGAAGACGCCGTAGACATCGTATGAAAGGTGGTGCGCTACCTGCTTGGTTAGTCAAAGCGCATGACTTCATAAAACGTAAAAAATTGATTTCACGTGTTGCTGGAGCCCTAAGAAGTGGCGGTGTGCCTTATGCGGGAGCAATAGGTAATGTTGCTTCAAAGCTTGGATACGGAAAAAGACGTCGTCGCGGCGGAGCCCTGAGACTCGCGGGAGGAGCACGTATAGTGTATTAATTTAGAAAACTTTTAGAAACTAATGTCATTTAAGTATAAGATTGTATAATCGTATATAATCATATAATGCCAAAAATTCCAATGAATTTTCAAAACTCAGTTATTTACAAAATAGTTTCAAATAATCTAGATAATAAAGATTGTTATGTAGGTAGTACTACAAATTTTGATAAACGTAAAGCAAGTCATAAAAATACGCATAATAATCAAAATAATAAACAGTATAATAAACCACTATATAAATTCATTAGAGAAAATGGTGGATGGAATGATTTTTCAATGATTTTAGTTGAGAATTATCCTTGTAATAATAAAAATGAATTATTTGCAAGAGAGCGTTATTTTATTCAAGAACTCAAAGCAAGTTTAAATCGAGTAATACCATTAAGAACTGATAAAGAATATCGTAATGATAATAAAGATAAAAAAAAGATATCTGATAAAAATTATAGAGAAAATCCTAAATATAGAGAAAAACTTTTAAAAAAGAAACATATATATGCTATTGAGAATAGTGAAAAAATAGTCGAAAAAGTTAGACAATGGAGATTAAAAGATCCAGAATTAACAAAGAAAAAAAGAGCAGATGAATATCAAAGAAGAAAACAAAGACAAAAGCATCAACAATTAATTGTAATAAATAATCAATTAGATAAAAATGATCTTGAACTAACAAGTGAGTTTAATAGACTATGTTCATTAATAAATCCACTAATTTAGAATGTAAAATCTATTTCTAATTGTATAGGAAAATATGCCAGGACATCAAAGTATAATTCCAAATGGATTTGCTGCAATACGTAGAATGAAGATGGCTCAGAAAGGACTCAAAGGTGGTCGTCGAAGACATCGAATGCGAGGAGGTGGATTTATGGATTGGATCCGTAAAGCTCATGACTGGATACGCTCAAATAAGGTAATTTCGCGTGTAGGTAACGCTTTGGGAGCTGTCGGGGTGCCATATGCTGGACTCGTTGGTAAAGCTGCTGGAGTGGTTGGATATGGAAGATTTACCGGTAGACCTAGATTGGTAGGAAGACCTAGAAAATCATATCATAAACGACATGTTAAAACACGTGTTAAGAAAGGTGGTAGTTATATTGCTTATTAATAAAATAAATGTCTAATAGAATCTAATTATAAAATATATAAATAGATTAATATGTCAGGTGTAGCAATAAGAAATAAATTCTTTGAGGTTAAAAATGATCTAATTAAAATAGTTGGTGATGGTCCAATGTATGATCAACAAATTACAAAGATTTGTAGAGATTTATTTGGTAGAGAATATATCGGAACTTTTTCACAAGATAAAATACCAGTTTCAAAAAAGGGATTTTGTATTATAAATACTGATACTTCGAAACAGGATGGAACTCATTGGGTTGCCCTAGTGTTTAGAGGCAATAAGTGCTACGTTTACGACACTTTTGGTAGAAATGTTGAGAAGCTCTTACCAATACTCAGGAAGAAATTAGAAAATCATCGAATTATTGAAATAGCAACAGATCCACATCCAGAACAATATGGAAAGACAAATATATGCGGTCAATTATGTATTGCATTTTTGTTTTGTGTTAGAAAATATGATATTGAGCGAGTTGTTAAAATAATATGAGCATACCATAAATTTTATTTTATTACTGATCTTTATTAGAAATAAACTATAATGGGATCAGTATTTTTATCATCAGGTTTTGATACATCAGCATTATCTGATGGTTCAATCCAAATATTCGCATCGAATTTAGGTGCTGTAGACTTACAACCGGGATTTCCTGTTAAAGTTAGTAATGATCAACAATTAGAATCAAAAAATCTTGATATTGCCGATGTAAATGGATTACAAGCAGCTTTAACAAGTATTATTACAAATCCATTTAATGGAACATTAGAAGTACAAAATCTTATAACGGCATATGATTCGACACCAGTAGATTTAAATCAATTTGTAGCAGCTACATTAAATGATTTATCAGATTTGAAATCAAATACTCAATATATTACATCATCATTTGGTCAAACTGCTATTTCATCTAATATTCTTACAAATGATATTAAAGCAACACAGTATCAAAGTCAGGATGGATCAGTATTTATAGATATGACCTCGCCAGGTGATATTAATGTTAGTGCAACTGATTTTTTATTTAATGGTGATCCAGTTTTAACATCAGCATCTGCAGGTTTTCTAAAATTAGATGGTACAACTACAATGGCCGGAGATATTGATCTCGGTGGAAATGATATTATCAATACTGCAACAATTCAACCAGTTACCGATGGTACTCAAGATATTGGTACATTCCTAAATTCATACAAAGATATTTATTTAGATGGTCAAATAAAAGGATCAGTTAAATCAAATTCCGCGAATTCTTTGGTATCAGGACCAGCTTCATCAACAATAAATAATATTGCAACATTCAATAATGCTACTGGAGATATCAAAGATTCAACTGTTTCAATTTCTTCGATCAGTGGAGGGCCATTCTTACCATTAAGTGGTGGTACAATGTTGGGAACTCTTGATATGGCAAATCAAACATTAAGTGTTAACAATATGAGTGATAACGGCTCTGGTATACAATGGGGGGCTAGTTCAAATGCCGGAAATAATGACGCTATTGTAATTGGTCCAAGAAGTTCAACAACAACCGATTCCGTAATTGTAGGTCGAGATTCTTCGAGTGCTGGAGTATATGGTGTAGTTTTAGGAGTAAATAGTAGTAGTGCTAATAATACAGCTGGAAATGTGGCAATTGGGGCATTTTGTAATTCTTCTGGAGATACCACACCATTTAGTGGGGGAGGTGGTGCAATAGCAATCGGTTTTACAGTTGATGCATCAAATAAAGAAGCGATTGCAATAGGTTCAGGACTTAATAATTCTACGGCCAGTTCTCTGTTAATTGGTGGAACTGCTCCAATGGTAAACTGGAGAACATTAAATGATAATACTTGTGATCTTGGTACATCTGGAACTGCTTTTAAAGATATTTATTCTAAAGGGTCAATTACGGGAGCAACAAACACAAGAACCGTTGATAATATTGTCTCGAATAGTGGCACAGGAACTGCAAATAATATATGTTCATTTGCAAGTAATAAAGTAGTTCAAGATAGTGGTGCATCTATTTCTACAGCCTCATCGTCTTTGAATCTTGGTTTAACAAATACAATCTCGGGAACAGGATCTATTACTGTGGGAGCTTCTAATACTGCAGGTGGATCTGCTGGAGGTAAATCAATAATTTATGGAAATAATAATAATACATCTGGATCAACAAATGGTCAATGTATAATTTATGGTAATGATAATACTGATTCAAATGCAGCAGGTGGAGCATTTATTTATGGATTTGGAAATACAAATGGAACAGGACAACGAAATATTTTAATAGGACGAAATAATGTAGTATCTAATGGTGTGAATGAAGCATTTGTTATGGGATTCGCAAATACAAACTCAATATCTAACTCTTTACTTGTTGGTGGTGGAAGTATGGCAAATATTAGACCAGGATCAAATAATTTGTGTACACTTGGATTACTGACTACGAATGAATTATCAACATTATTCGCGAGAAATATGGATACTTCTGCCGCTCTAGCGATAGCTCCCACATCAGCAACATCATTATCTCTTGGAAGAGCAGCAATAACTACAACTATTAACGGTACAACTGTCACAACTACACCTTACGGATCGTGGTATTGCACAGCAAGCTTTACATTATCGTTTAGTGCTGGAGTCAATAGATTAATTCCTCCAGTTGCATCATCCAATGGCCCACAAGTAGATTTTTCATTTGCGGCTGGTGTCTTAACATATACAGGTGCAAGAGCGAATAGAGTATGTCAAATAAACTATAATATTAATTTCCTAGTAGGACCAAGTGGAGCTAATATGACTTTCTTTAATAGTAAAAATGGAAATTTAACACTTTCAGCAGTTCAAGCAAGGGCTTTTATTCAATCATCTGGTGGTACACAAAATACACGTATGAATATTTGTTTAACCGATAATGTCGTCGCATCAAATGGCGATACGTTTCAATTGGCTGGTTCCTGTGCAACTCTTCAAAATATCACGTTTGATTTGAATTCATGTAATATAACCGGTATATTAAATTAATTGTGTTATCCATTATTATAAATGTCAACACAAGCAGAACTTAATTCAAATCCATATGCCTATTTTTTGTACTATGCATATCAAAATGATCCAGTAACAATATTTCAAACAGATTTAAGTGATATAGCTTTACTTTACTTTGATATAAATTCTGATATACAAATATCATCATGGATAGCCTCAGGATTTGGTCCTCCAACAATGCCTATAACACTTTTAGCATACCTTTTATCGGACGTGCTTTCATTTGTTAATAATTTTTACACAATTCCACAGAATATATTATTAGCTCAACCATACACATTAACAACAACACAATTAAATGCGGTAATTCCTCATTCAAATATGTTAGGATTTTTGGTATTTGATTCAACGGTTCATGCATTAAAATTCTGGAATGGATCGTCGTGGATTCCATCAGGATCATTATTTCTAAAATTAGATGGTTCAGTGAATATGACCGGTGATTTGAATTTAGGAACTCACAATATTGTAAATATTGGAAATATAACCCAATCGTCGCCAAGTTGTATCGGAATATACACATCGGCAAGTACTGCAATCTCATTTACAGCAAATACTCCTAAAGTTGTATCATTGGCATCATTTTCTCAATCAATAAATCCAAATTCTGATTTTTCTTTTAATTCTTCAACAGGAGAATGTAAATATACAGGAACACCTACAAAATACTTTAGAGTATCTGTGAATTTCTCATGTACTGCTCTCGCGGTTGCTTCAACACAAACAAATTATATTTCAAAGAATGGATCTACTTCTATTAGTGCCCAAAGATCAGTAAATTCATATTTATTATTGGGCCAAACTAATATCGATTCATATTCACTTTCTGATGTTATACAATTAGCTACAAATGATACTATACAATTGGGATCACAATTATCCACAACGAATAATGTAACTTTTTCAAATATTAGTTATGCTATTAGTCAAATATAAATTTGAAAGTTTTAAATATAATGGACGATATAACTAAAGATTTAATAATGTATCCGAAATCATTTGTCATGATCAGAGATAGGCGAATTGTGGCATATGGGACAGTTTTTGATGACAAGAAATGTGTTGTGAATTGGTTAGGTGAAAATCGAAGTGTTGTTATTTGGGATACATTTGATATGATGATGAAAATCAATGGTCATTTTGGTACAAGAATTCATTTTGATAAAAGAACTCAAGTAATTGAAACAAAATTAATAACTGGTTCAGAGGAGGTCACCAAATAACTTCCCTTTTAATTGTTTTGTAGGTTTTTCTTTGGGAACCTTAGGAACTTTAGGAACTTTTTCAACTTTAGGAACTTTTTCTTTTGGTATTTTAAGAATAGGTTCTTTTTTTAATATTTTTTCTTTTGATTTTTCGTAGCTAGCTTTACATTTTGGATCTGAAGCAGCAGCCATATATCCAATTCCTTTCTTCGCAGCGTATTCCTTAACGTAATCGTTCCAAATCGTCATCTTATAATTTTTACTGATGTTATATATATAAACTATTAATTTTTAATGTCATCTGAAATCCAATCAATTTATTTTATGGAACCAATGTGGAATACTTCAAAAGCAAGTAGATGGTTAAAAATAACTGGTCATATTCCAATTAAAAGAGTACATCGAAATGGTCATGAATTAAGATATCGCATGACAGATCCAGATCAATACAAATATTTTCGTACAAAAAAGTTATCTGATGGTATTTATTTTGTTTTAGGTTTCAAGTAAGAAATAATATTTGGAGAAGTTATCCAAAGTAATCTCATTATTTTTTTCCAATCTAATTCAACACCATTTGTTTTAAGATTATACATTCCTCTACTAGTAATTTTTTGTTTATGTTCTCTGGCTAACTTTTTGATATATATTAGATAATGTTTTGGTAAAGTTCGATAAGTAGTTACATAATCAAAACGATGTCTTGTAGTCTTCCAAAAATCAACCTTAATATTATTGACTGAGTATTGACGAAATATTGAACCTCTTTTTAATAATTGAATATCTCCAAAATTGGCTTGTAAAGTTCTCTCTAATTCCCTTGTAGGCATTATAGTTACGAAATCAATATCAGATGGATTTTCTTCTTCTCTAGCATTAGAACCTACTAATCTAATTGAAGTATATGGTTTTAGTTTTTTAATGATTTTTTCCATTTATAATCATATCATATTATTTTTTGTAAGTCTTAGAGGCAACTGATAAAGCTTCTCTATAACTAATGCCTTTATCTTCCATTACTTTTTTAACATGAGAAATCCAATTACTATGACCAACTTTTTCTTTTGGTTTAGCTACTACTTTTTTATTAATCTTTTCAACTTTCTCAACTTCTCGTTTCTTTTCTATTTTCTCAAGTTTAGAAATAATCTTTTTAGCCTCAGTTAGTGCTTTTTGCCAATCTTCATAATATTGAGCTTTAGCCGCTTCTCCTTGTTTTGTAGTTTCATATCTACCTTTATTACGTCTTATCAAACCCTTTAATGCTGCTAATCTTAATAAAAGCTTTTCTCTTGTTTCAGGTACTACTTCTTTTTTTTCAATTTTTGCTACAATTCTTGGATCAATTTTTAGTTTACCATATCTTCGAACTTGTTTCATCTCTAGAGCTTCTTGTGGAGTTCCATATCGTTTACCTTTTGGGAGATCCCCTATACCATTATAGATCTTTGTTGACATATTGTATATTATTACAAAATATTTTATATTTAAAAGAGACTTAAACATTAGTATAATTACTAACATTAAATTATATAAATGCAAGGTGCAATTGAAATGTTAAAGATAATTAAAAGATTGGAAAATACAGCAGTTGATGAAAGGAAAAAGATGAGACGTGAATTAAATAAGATCAAACTTGATTTTTCAAAAACAAAGATCCTTAACTATGAAGGTAGTGAATTAATTAAGATGGGGAATCGTAGAAGAGAAGCTAGAGATGATTATTATAAACTTCTCATTGCTGAACGGTCTAAATTAAAATTTATTAATAATCCTACAGAACGAGATTTAGAGAATCTTAAAGACAATCAAGTTCAAATTGATCATCTTGAAAAAACATATTATACACGATACTATTAATTATTAAATATCATGAGATATTAAATAATAAATTTATTGAAATCTTATAGCACTAATACTTTTATGACCTTTGAATAATCCAGGTCCTAATCCAAATAATAATAAATGAGTAATAGGTATACCCTTATCATAATCAACTATTTCTTCATCTAATTTTTCAAGTTCTCTTTCAAACCAATAGTTTACTAGATCATCACAATAATGATCAAATGATTTATCATCATATATTTTAATATACCTAGCTTGACTCATAAATGTATGTTGACCTACGTCTAGAATATAATCCCATGAGTATTTAGTTCCCGTAAGCTTATTAAGCTCAACTAATCGATCATCGCAATGAATAGTTTCATTAATATCTTCAAATACATCATAAGTATAAATATTTGTATTATTCTCAATAATATCTTTAATTATAAATACAATTATTTGTTTCTTGATATTCTCAAGTTCAATCGAAGAATATGTTTTTGGAAGAATCTTGGTGAAATATTCACGAAGTAAAGGACTAGCATAATCATGTTGTTCCATTTGAAGTTTAAAAATTTGTTTATTAATCTTCTTTTCCTCTTTGAAATGAGCTCTCTTAGATTTTAGATATTTATCTTTATAAATCTCAAAATCACGCTGTTTTAGCATAAATTCACTCATTTCTTCATGAGTTTTTTTATAATGGTCATCAAGAGTTTTATTTAATTCTATAAGTTTTTTGTTTATCATTTCTGATTTATTTTCTGTCATCGGTTACTAATCTTTTATTAGTGAATTAGTCTTTAGGCGTCTTTTGTTCTAATTCTAAAATTTCCATTTGTATTTCTTCAGATTTTTCTAAACTTTGCTCAAGAAAAGGAATTATGGTATTATCTCTTATAATTTCTAATTTTGGTATCATATAATTCAAATCAGAGCGATTCATTTCAATCGTATCACTAATAATTTTGTTAACTTGTTCTAAATCATTTTTTGTATCAAAAACTAAAAAGTTAACTATAGCAAGTTTCTGTTTTAGATTTTTTAATTTTTGTTTATCTATTTTTGATGAAACTTTTGGCATAATTTTACTTTGATTTTGTATAAATAACTTTGAATGTGAAACGAAGTAGATTTAATAGGCAATTTTTTATATACAACGTTGT